TGGCACTTCACCAGCTACAACAACAACCTGATAGAAGCCTCTGAGATAGACAGAGCAAAGAAGTCAATGTCTTCCTACGCTTTCAGGCAAGAGTTCATGGCATCCTTTGAAGCATTAGGTTCAGAGATGTTTAAGGAAGAGTGGGTATGCTATGAAGAAAAAGAGCCTAGTGGCGGTGAATACTACATAGCTATCGACTTAGCTGGCTTTGAAGAAGTAGGCAAAAAACGAACAAAGAATACTAAGCTAGACTCGACAGCAATAGCTGTTGTTAAAATACAAGATGATGGTAGTTGGTGGGTAGCTAATATCATTACAGGCAGGTGGGACTTAAATACTACCGCTGAGAAGATACTACAGGCCGTTAGAGACTATAAACCATTAGCCGTAGGTATAGAGAAGGGTATCGCTAGACAGGCTGTAATGTCCCCTCTGAGCGACCTGATGCGTAAGTACAATACCTTCTTCCGCTGTGATGACTTAACTCACGGTAACAGAAAGAAGACAGATAGAATCATGTGGGCTTTACAGGGACGCTTCGAGAACGGAGTCATCTCTTTAAACAAGGGAGAGTGGAACATGAAGTTCTTAGATGAACTCTTCCAGTTCCCTAATGACCTAGTACATGATGACACGGTAGATGCTTTGGCGTATATCGACCAATTAGCAAACGTAGCCTACGGTATAGGTGATATTCCACAAGAAGACTATGACTTCTTAGATGTGGTCTCAGGATACTAATTTATGAAAGAAAAAGAGATGTTCATGGAAACGCTAGAGAGCTGGCTTGAGACTAAGCTAGACACCTGGCGTGACCACTTTGAAGCAAACTACGCAGAGAAGTTTGACGAATACTATCGTCTATGGCGTGGACAGTGGGCTTCTGAAGACCGTACAAGAGACTCTGAGCGTTCCCGTATCATTAGCCCTGCACTACAGCAAGCTGTTGAATCTTCTGTAGCAGAGATTGAAGAAGCTACTTTTGGTAGGGGTAGGTGGTTTGACATACAAGATGACCGCAACGATCAAGAAGCACAGGACATCGTGTATCTTAGAGAACAGCTATACGAAGACTTCTCCAAGAACAAAGTCCGTAAGGGTGTAGCTGAATGTCTTATCAACTCTGCTGTGTTCGGTACAGGCATCGCTGAGATTGTGCTAGAAGAAATTAAAGAAATGAAACCAGCCACACAGCCTATGATGGGTGGTGAGCTGCAAGCTATTGGTGTCAACATACAAGATCGTACAGTGTGTAAGCTACGGCCTATCATGCCACAGAACTTCTTGATTGACCCTGTAGCTAACTCTATCGAAGAAGCTCTTGGTGTAGCGATAGATGAGTTTGTACCAATGCACTACATCGAGCAGATGCAGGAGAAGGGTGTGTACAAAGATACACCTGTAGGCGAAGCTTCTCCTGACTTTGACATAGAAGCCGACAAAGACCTCTCTACTTACAACGATGACAAAGTACGACTGACCAAGTATTACGGTCTTGTTCCTAAATATCTGCTTGATGAAGTAGACATGGAAGAAGATGAAGAACTGGTTGAGTTTGACGAAGCTGAAGAAGAAGAGTCTTACTATGTTGAAGCTATTGTTATATTAGCTAACGGCAGTACCCTGCTAAAGGCAGAGCGTAACCCCTACATGATGCAAGACCGTCCTATCGTGGCTTTTCCGTGGGATGTAGTACCAGGTAGGTTCTGGGGTAGAGGTGTTTGTGAGAAAGGCTATAACTCACAGAAGGCTCTTGACGCAGAACTAAGAGCAAGAATAGACGCTCTAGCTTTGACAGTACACCCAATGATGGCTATGGACTCTACTCGCATACCGCGAGGCAGTCGTTTAGAAGTCAAGCCCGGCAAGCTAATCCTTACCAACGGTGATCCAAGAGAAGTCCTACAGCCGTTTAACTTTGGACAGGTCAACCAGATTACCTTTGCACAAGCTGCCGAGTTACAGAAGATGGTTCAGACATCTACTGGTGCTATTGACTCTGCTGGTATTCCCGGCTCAATCAATGGCGAAGCAACTGCTGCTGGTATCTCCATGTCTCTCGGAGCAATCATCAAGCGTCACAAACGCACACTGATTAACTTCCAAGAGTCTTTCATCATACCGTTTGTTACTAAAGCTGCTCACAGATATATGCAGTTTGACCCAGAGTCTTACCCTGTATCTGATTACAAGTTTGTTGCTTCTAGCTCGTTGGGTATTGTAGCCCGTGAGTATGAAGTCACTCAGCTTGTACAGTTACTACAAACCATGCCAGCAGATTCACCTTTGTATCTATCTTTGATTCAGTCAATCATAGACAACATGAACCTGTCTAACAGAGAAGAGTTGATAGCTAAACTTACTGAAGCTAGTCAGCCTAACCCTGAAGCACAGCAAGCAGCTCAGGCAGCACAGCAAGTACAGCTTGAGTTCCAGCAGTCACAGACTAATGCACTCAATGGACAGGCTGCTGAGTCACAAGCAAGAGCGCAGAAGCTCGCAGTAGAATCCCAAGCTATTCCTGTAGAACTAGAGAACGCTAGACTTAAAGCTGTTACTACTAATCTACAGGCTGGAGATCAGGACGACAAAGAGTTTGAAAGGAGAATCAAAGTAGCTAACACGCTTCTTAAAGAGCGTGAGATAGCTGTAAAGGAGCAGTCTAATGGTTAGTAGTCGTGAATTAGAAGCAGTAGTAACTCAGGTCAATGCTGAGTTTGAAAGACTTAACGCAAGAATAGCGGAGTTAGAGAACAATGCCAAAGAAAAAAGACCCACGCCTAGCAAGAGTGGGAGTAAGCGGGTTCAACAAACCGAAGAGAACGCCGAGTCATCCAACTAAGTCTCACGTTGTTGTCGCTAAAGAAGGTGACAAAGTAAAGACTATCAGGTTTGGTCAACAGGGTGTTAGTGGTGCTGGCAAGTCTCCTTCAACACCTAAAGAAAAAGCCAGAAGAGCATCATTCAAAGCTCGCCATGCTAAGAACATCAGCAAAGGGAAGATGAGTGCAGCTTACTGGGCTGACAAGGAAAAGTGGTAATGACTAAAGTTAATGCAGAAAAGTTAGACACAATCTTTTTTATCATTCAGAACACGGGTGGTAACTGGACAAACGAAGAAGTCATGGATATGTACTACATGATTGAAGCAGAGTTAGAACCTTTTGACGAAGAAAAAAATAACACACTAACTCTTGTCACCAAGGAGACACATTGATGTACGGCTCTAAGAAGAAAAAGAAAAAAGTAAAGAAGTAAACCAAAACAACAATCGTCCCGCAAGGAGAAACGATGAACAAAGAACTAGAAGACTATTACAACAACTTCTTTGAATTGTTTAGAACTAACGGCTGGAAACAGTTGATAGAAGAACTAAACAACAACATAGAACAAACAGATAATTTAGAAACTGTTAAAGACGAACAAGACCTTTTCTTTAGGAAGGGACAACTTGCAGTCTTCAAGAGTTTCACTAACTTGGAGCTAGTCATAAGGACTGCTCAAGAACAGGCAGAGTTTGAGGAGGAATCCGAAGATGATGCTATTTGACTTTAAGTGTAACTCACAGCACGTTACAGAAAAGCTAGTCAAGTCTGACACGACAGACATTGAATGCCCTGTATGTGGTGATGAAGCATTTAGGCAAATATCTCCTGTTCGCTCAAAGCTAGACCCTATCTCTGGGGACTTCCCTGGAGAGACAATGAAGTGGGCAAAGCAGCGACAACAGCAGATACAACTCGAAAGAAAGACAAGCGAATAGCCCTTTCTACTTAATCCCCTTACGGGGAATCCAGCCAATTTCCACAATGTTTAAGCACGGAGTTTAATAATGGCTAAATTTTTAGATGAGCGTCCCGAAGAGGATGATGACTCTATCACTGAGTCCTTTGAAGAAACTGAAGAGTTTCAAGAAGAGGTAAACTCAGTACCTGAAAAGTATCAGAACAAATCAATCGAAGAGCTAGTACAAATGCACCAAGAGGCTGAGAAGCTGGTTGGTAAACAAAGCTCTGAAGTTGGTGAACTTAGAAAGGTAGTAGACGAATACATCCATCAGCAGACACAACTCACACAGCAAACGAATGAACCTGTCGAAGAAATAGACTTCTTCTCAGAGCCAGACAAAGCTGTAAGCAACGCGATAGAAAACCATCCGTCTGTTAGAGAAGCGAAGCAAGTAGCACAAGAGTACCGAAAGACAACTGCTCTTTCACAACTCCAGTCTAAACATCCAGAGATGAATACCATCTTGCAGGATGAGAAGTTCTTAGAATGGATTAAAGGTTCTAATGTGCGTACGAGACTTCTGCAACAGGCAGATCAGCAGTTTGATGTAGAAGCAGCAGACGAGCTTTTCTCTACTTGGAAAGAACGTCAGCAGATGATTGGTACTACAGCAGACGCTGAGAAGTCGCAACGTAAACAGCAAGTCAAAGCTGCATCCACTGGTAGTTCAAGTGGTAGTGGTGAAAAGGCTTCAAGAAAAATCTATAGAAGGGCAGACATTATTAATCTTATGAGAACTGACCCTGCCCGCTATCAAGCTCTTTCGGATGAAATTCTAAAGGCTTACGCAGAGGGAAGGGTTAAAAGCTAAACTATTAGGAAACTATTATGGCTCTTACAACTTCCACATACCCAGCAATGGGTGGCACTGTTGATAATACTTCAGCAGCAACTTTTATCCCAGAAATTTGGTCTGACGAGGTAATTGCTGCCTATCAGAAGAACCTTACTCTGGCTAACCTTGTTACCAAAATGTCTATGTCAGGCAAGAAAGGTGACACTCTACACATCCCTAAACCCGTCCGTGGCCAGGCTAATGCCAAGCTGACTAATACGGCTGTTACTCTCCAGCAGGATACTGAAAGTGAAGTTGCTATCACTATCGACAAGCACTTTGAGTACACTCGTATGATCGAGGACATCACTGACGTTCAGGCTCTGGCTTCTCTGCGTAACTTCTACACAGGCGATGCTGGCTACGCTCTGGCTAAACAGGTTGATGATGATCTGTTTGCTCTGGGTAAGTCTCTGGGTGACGGTGACGGCTCTGACTGGACTCACAGCAATGTTTACTACCCTGACGCTTCTACTGGTCTGACTGCTTACGCTGTTGACACTGTAGCTGCTGCTGACGTATTCACTGATGCAATCTTCCGTGACTTGATTCAGCTTGCTGATGACGCTGACGTTCCTATGGACGGACGTGTTTTCTGCATTCCTCCAAGTCTGCGTAATGCTATCATGGGTATTGATCGCTATGTGTCTTCTGACTTTGTAGACGGGCGTGGTGTTTCTAACGGGCTGATTGGTAACCTGTACGGTATTGACGTATATGTTACTTCTAACTGCCCTGTCATTGAAACTGCTGGTGACAACGCTGCTGGCGGTGCTGTTAAAGCATCTATGCTGGTTCACAAGGACACTCTGGTTCTTGTTGAGCAGGTTGGTGTTCGTTCACAGACTCAGTACAAGCAGGAGTTCCTTGCTAATATGTACACTGCCGATACTCTGTACGGTACTGGTGTACTTCGCAATGACTCTGGTTTCGTACTGGCTGTCAACGCCTAATCCCTACGGGAAAGTAAGAAGAATAAGACGGGGGTGTAAAAGCCCCCGCATCTTTTAAATTTATGCCGATACACAAAACAACTAAAGGCTGGAAGATAGATAATGTTCCCGGCTACTCTAAAACAAAGAAAGAAGCCGAACAACGATTAAAGGCTGTGAAAGCATCACAGTCAAGAAGGGGCAGGACTAAATGACCGACTATACTAAAACAACGAATTTTGCTACAAAAGACTCGCTGCCCTCTGGTAATCCTGCTAAGATTGTCAAAGG